AAAGAACCATTCACAACGGAATCTACAAAGTCCTTGTAGCCATCGAAAATGGTTTCTCCTAATATGCCAGCTTGCCGAGTTGCTTCAGCGAGTCCTTCTTTTGTTAATAAATCAGCTGTGTACTTGTCGAGATCATCAGATAAGGCAATTAATTCAAGCCCTATTTGCGATTTAAGGAGTTCTAAACGATTGACTCTCATTGTGACATTATAGAGACGCAACTCGTCGTTGGCGGTCTGCGAGAAGTCCTTTTCTTTAACGTACTTCTTCGCTTTTCTCGCGAAAGCTTTGACATCCATCTCCATTGAAATCTTTTTGGCTTCAGATAAAGAAATGCCTTCTTTACCGGCAAATCTTGACCAGTTAGCATCAATCTCTTTGTTTATATTGTCAATTGCGTTTTGGAATCGTTCGGCGATCTCTTTTTTCATTTGTCGCTCATCTTTGATCATTTGAGCAATATGTTGTTCTTCACGTTTCCGCCAGTAATCTTTTGAGGACGTCATTCAATCACTCCTCACTGACTGGTTCTTCTTTATCCTTTTCATTAGAACCGTCATCACTAATTGGAAACTCGTAGTCCAACACTGGTTCATTCGGTCGTTCTTTGTTCACACGTTTAAGTTCCTCATCAGCTGGAACACCTGTCAACCGTTCAGCCATTTCACACAGTGTCTCCTCTGAAATAATGCCGTTCATTCCTTTTATCACGTTCATGATTTCCTCGTCTGATTGCGGTACATTTGGAGTAAATAGAATTTCTATCTCATTCACTCGATCGTATAAAGATTGCTGCTTGCTATTCGGATACACAAAAACAGCCTTCATCATATTGATGAGGCCTTTGGGCTTTGCAATATCCTCTTTTATAGACCAGGAATAGGTCAGCAATCTTAATCGACGCATGATCGCTTTTTTTATCATACGTTCTTTGTTCTTGCGATCGTTATCTGACCCCCAACCTTTGAACCTAAATCCGATTCCAGATTGATTTGATCCGATGTTTTCATCAGTGAAATCAATCAAGGCTGTGAATCTAAGGATGTCAGCAACCAGGCGATTATTGTACGCTTCGGTTCCTGTCGTATCATATTCTTTAACCAGATAACTTGCATCCGGTTCACTTCCTGTTTGGTTGTCATCATAAGTCTTTTTATCACCTAAGACCATGATGCGATTCTTAAACGTGTAGTCTAGCCCTTTTGTATCAATTGAACCGTCTTCCTTCTTGAAAGTATCAGGGTTCCCTTTAATTACAAGCATAGCCTCCGATAAATCTTGCTGGAAGTTTGCCATCTCAGACTGAGAAAGATCGTATGCATCAATGTAACCAAGAACAGATTCAAAATCACTTAAACGCTTTTCGTTATTTATCCATTCATTAAGCTGAACAGTATTGAAATAGGATTGTTCCCGATCAATAATGTCCGCTTCAGCGTAATCCTCGTTTTCACACTCGAAATAATAATTGATACCATCATTTGCATAAACATCAATGTGCGTCGTAGTCTTATCTAAATATTCAATGTTGTAGTAATTTACACCGCAGACTGACTTCTTCGCTTTAGATGTATCATAGATAATGAAAGTATTCGTTACGTCTAACTTCGCCAATGTTTCCTTGCCGAACTCGTCGCGCCCAATCCATTCATACGCACGACCAAAAGTGAAAAGGTCCTCAGCCATTAACTGATTATGATAATCTTCGTTCGATTCACTTGCAAACTGGTTAACTCTATCAGAAACTGATTTATTACCACTATATTTCAAAGGATTCCCGAGAAGAACTCCTTTCTTAAACGTCACAATAAAGTTAGCAAAGTCACTTCCGATCCGGTTATCTGCGCGTCCTTCTGGTTTTGGTTTTCTATAGTGAATGTTATTATCCGCCACCGAATATCGCAACAGCTCTTCCAAACGCGGGACCTGATGGGTTTTATGGTGTTCAATAAATTCTACAATTACCTTCCATAGTTCTGGATCTTCAAAGTCGATTTCTTCTGTTGTTTCTGAAGACTTTTTATCGTACATTTTTTTCTTGGGCAACTTTTCTATTGGTACTTTATAAACAAGATTCGCCTCATCGTCAAACCGTTGTCCGTCAAGCAAATCAATAATCTTTCTTCCCATTATCTCACCTACAATCCTAACTTTCTGTATGTGTCTATAACTGACTTAGCATCTACTGGTTTATGGGTTCGTCGCTCATAGAATGCCAAAGCTAAAGCATCTGCTATATCTGGACTACCAATATTTCTTTTTTTCATATCATCTTTGCTTTCTAATCTAATTCTCCCACGGCTTGTCATCTTGAATTTCCGTGTACTTAATTCTTTGATCAAACTCGAATCATTCGGTAATTCAATTATTGGTCCACCGCCGTTTAAATTGGTTGTCATATTTTCCTCTAAAACTTCACGAATATTTCCCCAAATTTGAGTACCCAGATTATCGTAAAACTCATCAGTAGATGATTCACCATTGTTAACAGGGATAATCTCGAATGGATACTTCTCATCAGATACTATTTCTTTCAATCTGTCGGTTACTCCACCACCAACACCAGTATCATCTACCTTTATCCTGATTTTTTTTAAATTAGGGTATTTCTTCATTAGCTTCTTCGCACAATCAATAACATAACCTGTAGTGTTCATAGTGCTTTGCTTCGTATACTTTTTGAATGGCAAACACTTCATCTTTATTCTTGGAAAAATTATAGTTGAATCATCACCATAACGAGCGACATCAACTCCGATATCTCCAAATACGGCATCTTCAATATAATCATTGAACAATTGTTGACTCGTTGCTAATTCAACAACTTCTAAGCTGATAAATGAGTCAAGCGCTCCTTTTGGAAATTCTCCAAATATCCGAACTCTCGCTACATCACTATCTTGCCCATACTTATCAATAAGCATCTGAATATTTTCTTTACTGGTTCGTTTGCTGTCGTAGCTCGAAACCTTATGAACACGATACTTATCGCGGTCTTTATTGTGTGAGTCAAAGAAAACACCTTCAATGTTGTTGGGATTCCCACACATCAATAATTTATTGTCATAACCTGTAAGGGTCCCAAGAATTGCTTCCATAATCTGATCAGACACACCAGAAGCTTCATCAACAACGATCAACATATGATCCTCATGAAACCCCTGCATGTTTTCAGGTTTCGTCGCAGTCCTTGCAGTAGCAAACCATCGCTCAGCATCCCCGACCATAGATACTTTTGTCTTCGTCCACTTCAAAAGACTTTTTATCAAACTATCATTCAACCACTTTGATACTTCTGCCCACAAAACATCATAAAGTTGTTTCATAGTAGGAGCGGTAGCTATGACTTTTGAATAGGGTCTACACGTCAAAAACCAAAGGATTGCACCAGCTTCAAGCGCTGTCTTTCCAACTCCTTGGCCGGATCTTACTGATACCTTCGGATGTTCAGATAAATCATTCAGAACACTTCTTTGCCAATCGTCAGGCTCTAAGTGAAGCAAATCCTCACAAAACTCTACAGGTCTGTCATAGTAGTAATCTATTGCAGAACCAATATCCGAAAACGGTACGATCATCTTATCCATTATCAGTCACCGCTCGTTTATTCGCTGCTTCAATAACTGCCTTTTTCCAATTTTCTTGATCATTAGTAGTTCCATCATTCCCAGTTAACTTAGATAACTGAGCCTCTCTCAACGCATCACCGCCAAGATACTTCATTAATTCACTCATTGCTTTTTGCTTGTCATACATTTCAACTGATATGCCATCTTTTCCTTGAGTTATCTTTTTGACTAGCGATCCGTCAAAATCTTTACTTGATCGGACATAAACTTCATTGATACGACCTATGACTTGTTCACCATCTTTTGTCTTAACTTTATTTCCGGCTTTATCTCTGACTTCATATTCGGTCAAATCGACCTCTACAAAATCAGTGATGTCAGCAGAGAACTGTTTGATGTATTCGGTAATCAAATCTTTCACATCAACAAAGATATCTTGCTGTAGTTCAGCCTTTAACGTATGCAGTTCTTCTTTGATGCTAACTTTTGCTAACAGTCGAGGAGCGGCGGCTCTAGCTGAGTTATAATCGCATTGATACGCCTGTTGATA